TTGTTTGTTCCCCAGATAATGTAATATTTGCTGTAGTCGCAACCGCACACGAACTTTTAACATTCAACCCTTGGGCGACTGAATCAACGTATGCTTTTATTGATTCCGATGTAGATAACTTAGTATTAGAGGCAGTTGCCATTGTATCATCATCTATTATACTTCCAGCAGGTGAACCTGATATATCGCTCTCCATAACAGCACCCGCACTATTTACATTAGTTGAGTCTGTTACATCAGCACTTGCTTCTATCCCAGAAAGTTTTGTATCTTTAGTATCAGTATAAGCATTTGCTTCTGCTTCATAGGCAGTTTTTATCTCAGCACCACTTTGATCGGCAGTTGCCCCATCTTCGACATTAAGCATTGTAAGAACATTGGCTTTAGTGAGTTCTTCCACCACACCATCAGCACCAGAAACTCTTCCAAGTATACGTTCATCTGCTGATACATTTTGCATTTTTGCATAAGTAACAGCATCATCTGCAATAGTTGTCGCCCCATCATTCACAGAGGTAACATCGCCAGAATGATTTGGGTGCGTGTAATTTATTGTTCCTGAAGCATCTACACCTAAATTAGTTCTTGCTGTAGAAGCATCACTTGCTCCTGTCCCACCATGTAGTACAGCCACATCTGTTGCTTCCCATGTCCCTGTGCCAATAGTCCCTACTGAAGTTATTTGAGTTTGGGAAGCATCTACGCTTATTGAATGTGCAATCCCTTCTCCACTTGTAGCCCCAGTAGATGTAATCCCAGTACCACCAGTTAAAGTACCTACATAATCCCCACTGGTGTCTGTTGTAAGTGCCACTGAATTAGCTTGGATACTGGCTACCCCAGCTTCAGTAATCAATACATCTCCGCTTACCGAACTAAATATAGCATCTTCTAAGTTCTCAAAGGTAATTTTACCCGAACCACTATCTGTAGCATCTACCATAGCAATAAAATCTGCATCCGCAATAGTTGTTTCGGTGGTCAATTCATTAAGATCAACCGCAAAGGTTCTATTTGCAGAAATGTCGCCACCACCACTCAACCCATCCCCAGCAGTTAGAGTAACTGCGGTATGGTCTATATGCTCATTGGCTACAAATCCAGTTGTACTATCATGTACAACATCTGAACTTGCCAATGTAATTGTTCTATTAGAAGCTATCGTTCCACCGCCAGATAAAATACCTCCAGCAGATACACTTACCGCTGAATGATCAATGTGTTCATTTGCTACGAAATTAGTTAATGAATCGTGATCTCCGCTAATAGTTATTTGGTTCAAACTCCCCGCTGTAGTAATACCAGCACCATCGCCAGCAATATCTAAAACTTCTGTATCTAAATCTATATTTAATGCCCCGCCTGAATCTCCTTGGAAATCTAAGTCTTGAGCGTTTAATGAGGTAGTGACTGCATCTACGTATGCTTTAATTGATTGTTGTGTGGAAAGAGATGTAGCACTATCTGACGACATAGTATCTTCATCTTTAATAGCAGTAATACCATCAAGTAGATTTAGTTCTGTTGCCGTTGAGGAAACAAGTGTGCTTCCAATTTTCAAAGCTGTGGTATCTAAGGTTGCATTTACCACTACTTCACCAGTACCATGTGGGTCTAATTCAATATCTCTATTCCCCGCACCAGTTGTAATATAGTGATAAACTTCAAGATTCCCAGAAGTCAAGGCAAGATTCTGGGATGAGTCTATTGTTAGAGCGTTTGATGATGCGTTGTCATCAATCCCAGTAGAGGTAAATACGGATATAGTCCCACCGTCAATCTTATCACCACTAATTTGGTCATCTGCAAGAGTAAATGTTCCTCCAGAAACATCTAATGTTTTCCCACTGCCAACTGTAATATTTGTACCATCAACCGCACCGCTATCAATATCGACATTCGTCATGTTCCCATTATTAAAATCAATATTGCCAGAAGCATCTGCTGTTATAGCTTTTGATGCTTCTACAGTACCAAGGGTTGTAATATCAAGGTAATTTAATTCTGCTGTTGTTGCTGTGACCCCATCTAAAATATTCAGATCAGAAGTCGATAAAGTAGCACCATCCAATATTTCTAATTCAGCTTCACTCAATGATGCACTGCCAACAGTGATAGTACCTGTAAATGTTGGACTCGCTAACGGTGATTTTAAATCCATTTGTGTCTGTATGGCAGAAGTCACTCCATCGACATAATTTAATTCAGCTGTCGATAAAGTTGCCCCATCGAGTATATTTAATTCACTTGCTGTGGATGTTACAAGTGTAGCACCAAGTTTTAGACCTTTGGATGACCCATCATGTGAATTTATCCGTACAGTCTCACCAGACGTATCAATCGTGAATACATCACCACCGTCACTTGATTTCCTTATTAGGAGAGCTTCGGTGTCTGTAGTGTCTATTACAAGCCCGCCTTGTACTAATTCATCGTATGTATAAGTTGAGGAACCCTCAACAGTCAAATCCCCTTCTATTACTAAATCACCTGTTATTGTACCGCCAGCCTCAACCGTGCCGACCTTTTCAATCAAACCTCCCGATAACATCTTATGCCAACGTCATTCTGACGGTTGAATCTGTCCCGCCTTTTCGTTGTAACTGAAGGTACACTGTAGCACCTATTCCTTGGGGGATTCTTAAAATATAAATATCTGACCCACCGAGTATAAAGTGATTATTTGATGTGTTTATGGCATCTGAATCAGATGTAGCCCATGTGAAATAAACACTATTATCGGGCTGTAGGTATACATGAGAATAGTCTTTACCGACTAATGTTGTTACTGTTGTTGTTGAAACTGTTAATGCTGATTGGTTGTCGTACTGTGCCGACGTTTCTGTATTCAGAGCTTCTACTACTGAATGTGAATTTTCTCTTTTAGCCATCTTGTTACTCCCAGTAGCTTACCGAGCAGGGCTTTCTCATAGCTACCTCGTTCTAATTTTTAATAAAAATCGTCGGACAAACTTTCCCTTAATTTTGAATCCGATATTGTATTTATGATTGTTGGTGCAGAAATTAATCTTTTAACCCTTTCGTCTTTGCACTTTGGGCATCTGGCAATCATATCTGAGGTAATAATTTCCTCGAATTTATGATTACAGAAATCACACCAGTAATCAAATCTTTTCACTTCTTTTTAGCCTTCTTGGCTTTCTTAACTTTGCCATCCTCATCACACTCTTTATAACCATCCTTTAAATATTTCTTCTTTTGTTCTGGTGTTGGGGCGACTTTTCCTATCACGTTCCCATCTTTATCTGTAAAATATATCATTTTATCTCCAAGTAATGGGCGGTCAGTTCCCCAACCGCCCTATTAACTATCTACTACGGATTAGTGAAATTAACAATTCCCAATGAAGCTGAACTTGCACTTTTGGACAAAGCAGTCCCGAAAAGTACGTCAGCAACTACGGAAGTTGCCAAGTAATCAATATCATAAGAACTTTGAACCCGTGGGGCAATTTGCATTGCGAAATAAACAGATTCACGATTAAAAATCGAAGCTGTTTCATCACCAGTTCCACCATCATCGTCCCAATCTACACTGACATGGACTGGCATTCCATATACAGCACCTACTTTTCCAGAAACCTGACCAGCTTCGTCACCACGTTTATCGAAGTGAACAAACTCATCAAGACCGAGTAAGTAGGAATATACTTCAGGTGAAGCATAAAGGAAAGTATCGCCATCAGAGTAATCGAAATTAGCACTCATCAGCTTTACCAAGCCACTTCGCAATAAAGCAGAAGTTAGTTGGTTATCTGTCCCAAGTGCGGTATCGTTACCAGTTGCGGATTGTATTGTATCTACTGCAATGTAGTTTTCAACTTTCTTTGCAATAGCATAACCCATTGAACGGGCATACATTGAAAATAAATCGGCACTTTCTTGGACTTTCACGATGTCTTCGATGCGTTTAGCTTCGTAGTGGTGTTGGTCTACAGTAAGGTCGATTTTGCCGTCTGTGTTAGCAGAATAAGTCACTGCTGTATCTGCTGATTTAGCGGCGGCAGTTTCTTCTGTTACTTTTGGGATATGTAAAATGTCTCCACCTCCAGCAAGCATACTCGAAAAGTCTGATACACGATTTCTTAGGCTGAATTTTGCTTCAGCGTAATCTAAAATTGCGTTAGACCACATTTCGGGGATAAAATTTGCTCCAGTGGTTACGGTTACGTTAGCCATTTAATGACTCCTATCTTTTATAAGAATCCAATATTGCAGACCAATTACTACGTCTTTCTTTCATATCCATGTCTTTCCAAACATCTTTCGATATTTTAGTATCAACCGTACCAGCACCGTCAGGTGGGTTTGGTTTTATAGATAATTCATCAACTACGTTTAGCAAATCAGCCGTACTAAGATTCTTGAATTTTTCTTGTTTAGATTCAGAAAGTTTGCTCAAGGCTTCTCCTCGTATTTTACCATCCAAGTCATCATATTTATCCTTGAAAGGTTTATAAGAATCAACTTCTTTTTGAAGTTCAGCATTTAATTCCTGCCATTTCTCCTGTTTAGCGAGTTCTTCCTTCTTAGCACCTTCTTCTTTTAGTTCATAAGCTTTTAATTGTTCTCGTAAGCTATTACGATCTTCAATTACCTCATTAAGCCTTGAACGGGGTATACCATTTTCTTCGGGTTTTGTCCCTTCGTCCATTTTTACGTCTGTATCGACGGATTCTGCTACTTTTTCTTCTGACATTTTGACCTCTTTAGTGAGTTTTTAAGATTGGCAAGTAAAGTCTTGCATTAAATAGATACTATAATGTACATTAGTTTTAAGTATAATGCAAGAAAAAAATTACGACTTTAAAAGAAAGTGGTTTGAATATCTTGGATACACCCCGCATAATGGGCAATTATCCCTACATTATCCAGAAAAGATTGATTCCAGATTCCATGTTATGGTCTGTGGGAGAAGATTTGGGAAAACTTGGGCGAGTGCTATGGAAGCCACCTATACAGCATCTCAGCCGAACAAGAGGATTTGGGTTGTTGGGATGTCCTATAAGAAAGCAAGGCTAATTTTTAGGGAAATCTGGCAGAGAATGGTTATTGGACACCCTGAAGATATTGTACGTTCCTCTGAGAAAGATATGTTCATCAAGTTTAAGTGGGGGACTACCGTAGAAGGAATGTCTGCCGATAATCCAGATTCTCTTGTCGGAGAAGGCTTGGACTTACTCGTTATTGATGAAGTGGCTAAAATGAATAAGAAAATTTGGGATATGTACCTATCACCAACAGTTGCAGGTAGAAAAGGGAAAGTAATATTTATTACAACTCCCGAAGGAAGGAATTGGATTTACGATTTATACAAGCTCGGAGAGAAAGACAATGAATGGGAAAGTCATTCTGCCCCATCATGGGTGAATCAGCATGAGTTCCCTCTCGGACTTAAAGACCCTGCTATCCTTGAACGTAAGAGAAATATGTCAAAAGAATTATTTGGACAGGAATTTGGTGCTGAATTTTCGATATTTCAGGGCAAAGTCTGGGATTTCGATAGGGAATTGGATGTTGGTGACTTCCACTATGATGCCAACCTTCCCACTTACTGTTCTATTGATTTTGGCTACAGAATGCCCGCAGTTTTATTTATTCAGACCGAATGGATGGGGGATACTGAACATATTAGGGTTTTCGATTCTATTTTGCACAAAGAAAATATAAAAACAGAAGATTTAATCAAAATGATTAAGATTAAAGGCTATCCCGTTACTTCGTACTATGGAGACCCTGCTGGTTCAAGCGTTCAGGGACAGTCTGGGGCAGGAGATATGGAAATATTCAGAAGGAGTGGTATAAGGATTTTATGTATGAGAGATAGATTAAGTCGCAATATCACATCAAGTGTGTCTTATGCGAGGGGATTCTTTTCAAGTGCAGATGGGTCAAGAAGAATCCATGTAGATAAAAAATGTACAGATGTTATACAAGATTTTGAAGAATATCGCTATCCAGAGACCGAAGATGGCAAACCAATAAAAGAAGAACCAATTAAAGATGGTTATCACGATCACGGGAATGATGCTTTTAGATATTTTATTACTAATCGCTTTCCGATGAAAAACAAAACAATGAAAAGGATTCAAAGATGATTGAGCAATTAATTAGAGATAAGCTAACAGAGGCGAAACTTATGAACTCTCAGGCTAAAAGAGAGGAAATAAGAAAGTTTCTGGACTATTATTCAGGGACTTCTACCGATTCGTACATCAAATCGTATTTTTCAGGGGAGGCTTTTGGGGAGATTCCACCATCTGTCACAAACTTTACCCGAAAATTTATAAATAAGATAAGTAGAATATACACATTAGGTGCGAAACGAACCGTGGGTAAAGCTACTGAGATGTACAATTCATTAATCCCCACAAAAGATGTAAGGATGAAACATTCCGAAAGAATGACACGACTTTTAGGGACTATTGCTAATAGAGTGTTCTGGAATGATGGAAAATTTGATTATCGACCAATTTATTACTTTGAGACATATTTTGGTGACAACCCATTCAAACCAGAAGCCATTATATACCCACTATTAAATAAAACATCAGATTTATCCAATACGGTAGGGTTGCAATGGGGATATTGGGATGCAGAGAAATATGCCGTGCTTGATGAGGATGGTAAGGTATTAGAAGAATCTGAGAACCCCTATGGTGTTCTACCATTCGTTTTTACCCACAGAGAAGACCAAATCGACTCTTTTTTCGTAGAGGGTGCAAGTGACATCATTAATTGTAACGAGCAGGTGAACATTGGTCTTACGGAAATGAATCTTGGTATGAGATTCAATATGTTTGGACAGCCTTGGGTTAGAGGGATGCGGAGTGACCAACAATCTATGAGAACAGGTTCTAATGAAATTCTCGATATGGGTGATGAGGGTGAATATCACATCACCTCACCAAGTGGGAATGTTGCCGAAGCTATAAACAATATTAAATTTCAAATCGAACTCGTCGCATCTAATAATCATTTATGGATTCAATGGGCAGAATCAGGCGGTGAAGTACCATCAGGTATTTCATTGATGATTAAAGACCTTGAGCGTAAGGAAGATTATTTTGATGATATAGCACTATGGAGATTATATGAAAAAGATTTCTATGATGTTGAACGAGTTATTGCAGAATATAACGGATTTATGTTACCTGAAGATTTCGGAATTGATTTTGAAGAAGTGGAATACCCGACGACAGTTCAAGATCAAATCACGAAAGACCAATTCAGCTTAGAACAGAATTTAATTACCCGTGCCAAGATCATGGTTAGAGATAATAAAGATTTAAGCGAAGAACAAGCACAAGGAATAATAGATGCCAATAGAAAAACAAACGAAAGCGAATCAAAACAGTCAATCTTTGCTCAATTCCGTCAGGAAGCTGGACAAAATCAATGATATTGAGGTAATTTTAGAAGGAAATATCAAAGAAATCATTGAGAACCCAGTCGCTTGGGGGGAAAGACAGGTCGAGAAGATTATTCTTCAATACCAAGATAAATATTTTGAAGCGAAAAAATTAGGGGAGGATTTCTGGAATGAAGTTAGAGATAAAAGTCGGGGTTGATTTCGGCAAACTTGCCAGTGATATGCCTAAGTTAATTGATAAATTTGTATCCGATAGTTTTGTCGGGACATCTGTAGAGTTATCCAAAGATTTTATAAAAAGCGGCAAGGTAAAACCAAAACTTAAACAGTCTACAATAGATAGGCGTAAAAGAGGTAAATATGGTGGGAGTACGCCACTCTATGAATCGGGGGCTTTACACGACAGTCTAAAGAAGACAAAAGATGGGATGGAGATGGTTGGTTATGCCCCTGCTCACCATAGTGGGCATGAAACTGGGCATTTCCCACCCAGACCATTTATAGTCATCCCGAAACTGGAAGATATACAAAAAACCTTCACAGATTCTATCAGGGAGTCTCTCTACAGAAAATCACCACTTGTATTAAAAACATAAGGGTAGTATATTATGGCAGACAAAGAGAGATTAGATGACAAAGATAGAGAAATACTTTTATGGATTGCTCTCGGATTATCTTACGATGTGCGAATCTTCACAGAACGACTTAGACAAGAAATTGAACGACTTACACGAAGTGGCGTTAGCGAACAATCAATTATTGGGGTTCTTGGTACGGATTTTAGGGAAAGAGGAAGAATCTTTGGAGAGTTCGGCAACTCCATTAAGCGAGGAGTTGTTGGAGGAATTAACCAAGCATTCCGCAGAAGCGGAGAAATGGGGCGAAAGTTGAGATGGGTTACTGTCTCAAAGAATGTATGCCCTGATTGTGAAAGCAGAGCTGGAGAACTTGACACATGGGAAGGCTGGGAATCAAGAGGAATGCCCGCTTCTGGATGGAGTGTCTGTAAAGAGTATTGCTACTGCCAGCTAATGCCAGAAGACATTGAGATTAATGATACAATAAAAATATGAAAAATTATAACATAAAACGATGGGTTTGTGATGATTGTGCATGGGATTGGAATACTCTTGCTGTTGGTAATACCAATGAAGAGTGTCCAGCTTGCAATTCATTCAATGTGAGAGAATCTATCGTTTCGGCAGAAGCTGACTTCCTCGAAGAAATTGAAGAAGAGTTTGCCGAAGAATTAAAAACTGATTATTAAATAGTTTTTTAAGCATCGCTCATTGTGAGGATGCCAACTTGCATAACAATAGGAGTTAATAATGAAAATAGCAAGAGTACCAATTCATTTCAATCGAGATGAATTTCTAACACCCTTTGACACAATGTTTGATAAGATTGTGCAAAGCCAATTCCCGAACTTCCAAAAAGAATTTGGAATTTCATTCAAACACGGTTCTTTCCCGAAGGTAGATGTGGTTGATTACGACGAATGCGTTGTAATCGTCGCTGAAATGCCTTCAATGAAGAAGGAACGACTCAACATCGACGTAGAAGACAGAGTCCTCACGATCAGTGGTGATAAGCACCAGTTAGAAGATGAAGATGCCCGTTATATTATGAGAGAACTAAAGCACTCCTCATTTAAGCGTTCATTTCAATTAGGTGATAACTTATCTACTGAAATCACTGCCAAATTTGAGGATGGTGTACTTAGAATCGAGATTCCGAAGAAAGAACATTTGGAATCAGACAAGAAGCAAATAGATATTAACTAAATGCCAATATCGATATATTAGATTCTACCTAAAGGTATTATATATTATATCTATATATATACGTTAGTATATATGGTTCGAAAAAATCAGACATGGTTTTCAGTGTCTCACCGAGGGTGGGGATAGGCAAAAAAGGGCTTACCCCACCCAATTAATTGGTATAGGGGGGTCAAAGGGGGTATACCGAAAAATCGGTACTGGTTTTTTACCTGTAAGTTTAGTAATATTGAGAGATATGGCAGAATTAGCTATTTTCGGCTTTTATTACCTTTTCTTGCCATTCTTTCGTTTGATTTGGGGTTTTCCGACCCCTTGGTAGGATTTCTACGCCTACATTCTTTGCTCTTGTACGCCATTTGGCAGATTCCCTACGTTTCTCCATAATATTCTCCAATTTACGTAGCTCTGCTTTCTCTTGAGCCTTTGTTTTGGGTTTTATTTTTTTCTCGTAGACTGGTCTTTCTGGCATAACCGTAAATTCTGCTTCTTGGACACTCTCATAGTGTTTAGGAGATGCGTTATCGAGAAACTTCTCAAATGGGCTTTGTGTATTATTAACTTCGACCCTTTTTATAAGTTTGCCTGAATGTTCAAGAATAAGCCTACCCGCTTGAACATTACCTGCTTCAGCTTCTCGTATCATAGCATTTAAAATAGATGGCAGTTTAGACCCGAAAGAAATCATATACTTCTGATAGAACACCTCTACAAACTCAGGGTCTCTCATCCATAGATGTACAGTTGCTTTGCTAACTCCCGCCTCTTCCGCTACTTCTTCCATCTTGGCATTAGGGTATGCTGTCATAAATTCCAAAGCACGAGCCTTTGAAGGCTTCCATTTATCTGGTAAATTAACGCTCATATAGGACTTCCCCTTTATATTTGCTATAATATATACGACTTTACGACTTTAATACAAGAAATATTATATTATATGTATCATCAACTACTTATTTTGCCTGAATCCAGAGAAGGCACAAATACTACTATAGCAGTAAACACTAAAACTACCCCTTCTTTTCTTCTTAGGACTTTCTTCTAAATCCTTTTATAATTGGACTTAGAGCAAACAATGCTATATTTCATTTTGAGAGGTGCATGGAAACCCCCACCTTAAAAAATGACCATCACCCCCACCCCCCAAAAACCTTAAAAAAACCTTAAATTAAGATTTAATTAAGAAATTAAGATTTTAATAAGATTGGGGGGCTGTTTGGATGTATCCCAAA